TCTTCGGCTCCTCAAAGCGTGATGTAAAACTGGCAAGCAAAGCCATTGAGGAGTACACGCTCACACAGCTTGGCCTCCAGATAAAGCCTAACCACAACATAAAGGAAACGGCCAAAGAGCCTCCCGATATGATGGGCTTTGTGGTGGCATCGGAGTGCACCACGATCCGTGCCCGCACCTTTGTACGAGCTCGGCGTGCTCTAATAAGAGCGTGGGACCGTATGCAGAATGGCTTGCCAATACTTTTGCAAAACGCCCGCAGGATTATTTCTTATAGAGGGTATTTCCTGCACACCAACTCTCAAAAGGTTACAAAGGCTCTGCACCTAAAAGCGGTGTGCCGAGCAGCAAGAAAAATAATAAGCAAATTTGCGAAAGGAGTACAACACAATGGTAACAAAAGCATTTTTTACGGAACTTCCGGCAGAACTCCGGTATATGCCGCTGCCGGATGCAGCAGGTGCTGACCTCTGGATCCGGCAGAACATCACAAAGGTGACAGATCCGGAAACTGGAGAAATCACCTATGAAGCAAACGAGGCCTATATGCGTACCGATGCAGCCGAAGCAGTCATTACATCAGACCTTGATGCATGGTTTGAAACTGCATCAATTTGGCAGCCACCGGCGCCGCCGGACAAGCTAAGCACGCCGGAGGAGCGTATCGCTACGCTGGAGGCAGAAAACAGAGCACTCAATGAGCAGTTAAGCTCCACTATGGAGGCGGTAGATTTCCTGCTCTTTGGTGGAATGGAGGTATAACACAGTGGCTAAGTATTTTGCGATGCGTATTGAATTGGGAAAATTAGACTATGACACTGTTATAGAAAAATATCCGCAGTACAAAAACGCTATTGATGACATTCTTACTGCCGACGGCTATGGTACAAGGGCGGAGGTATAAACGGTGACGAGCGAGGAAATGGCGATAGTGTTAAAAGAGGTGGAACAGCGCTCCAAGTCAAACTCCCACCGTCTTGACGAAGTAGAAAAAAGGCAAGCAGACAATGATAAAATGCTTGCAAGCATTGCACGTATGGATCAGCGGCAAAACGACATGGACAATGACATCAAAGAAATTAAAACCGATGTGAAAACCCTTACCGGAAAACCGGGAAAGCGCTGGGAAAACGTAGTAGATAAGGTTGTGTTTACAATAGTAGCTGCTTTGGTGGCTTATATTTTGGCTCGTGTTGGGCTCAGTTAAACATAAATACAGCCGAGCAAGCATAACGCTCGGCTGTAAATTTTATAAATGGAGGTATTTCAGTTATGAAAACATTTGGTATTGATATTTCGAGATGGCAGGGAGATTTTGATCTCGATGCTGCAAAAAAAGAGGGCGTACAATTTGTAATTATCAAAGGTGGTGGCGGAGACAGCGGTCTATACGTAGACAGCAAATTTACCCGAAACTACACAGAGGCAAAAAAGCGAGGCCTTCCAGTGGGCGTGTATTGGTTTAGCAAAGCTCTTACCGTAACCGAAGCTGAAAAAGAAGCCGAATATTTTTACACCAACGTATTAAAGGGCAGACAGTTTGAACTACCGGTATACATCGATGTGGAGCATAAATCTCAGTTGGCTTTAAGTAAGCGATTGCTCACCGACATTATTAAGGCGTGGTGCAGCTACCTTGAGAAAAAGAGCTTTTGGGTAGGTATTTACTCCTCTCTGTCCTATTTCTCCAGCAACGTATATGACAAAGAGCTCACTGCATATGCGCACTGGGTAGCCAGTTGGGCAGCCAGCTGTTCGTATTCCAACACATCGTGCTTCGGCATGTGGCAGTTTGGCGGCGAAACGAATAAAATCCGACCCAACAAAGTTGCAGGTGTTGTGTGCGATCAGGACTATATGCTCACCGATTATCCCACCAGAATTAAGGCTGCCGGTCTTAACGGTTTTACAAAATCCACATCAAAACAGACCACTGCGTCAACCACATTTGCCGTTGGTGATAAGGTAAAGTGCAACACTGGCGTTACTACTTTTGCCGGAGGGCAGAAAATGAGCTCTTGGGTACCAGCTGCAACACTATATGTACGTGCGGTTGAAAGCTCCGGCAAGATCCTGCTTGTGAGCACCGAAAAGACCAAAGCCGTATATACGGGGCGTGTGAACGCTTCGGACGTGCATAAGATTTAAGGGAGGCATATTATGGATCTTTTCAAAACTTTTATCACAGACTACGGCACGACCATTTTATACACCATCCTTACTGCTCTTGCCGGCTATCTCGGTGTTGTGGTAAAAAACGTGTATACGAAGTATGCGAATGATAAGACCAAGCAGGCAGTAGCTAAAACGGTGGTACAGGCGGTTGAGCAGTTATACCAAGATCTTGATGGGACCGAGAAGCTGCAGCAGGCCATCACAGCAGCCCAGCAGATGTTGTCGGAAAAAGATATTGCCATTACGGATCTTGAGCTGCGTATGTTGATTGAGGCGGCTGTGTCCGAATTTAACGATGCTTTCAACCGTGAGGAAACGGCGTCTAACAATTCGTAAAAACAAATTGTTTTTCATGTAGAAATGTTAGAAAACATTCTAACATTTGTTTTAGAAATTGTTTTGCGGAATGTTTTACGAAAAACCCAGTTATTACGGCACTTTTACTCCTTTTCTAACATTCTAACATTTTTTCCTATAGAGCGTAAAATAGGGAGGATAGGCAGACATTTTACCGCCTGTCTGCCTGTGTGAGCGTGTATACGCACGCGCGCGTGAGAAAAGACAACGCCCGAAGAGCTTTAAGTTGCTCTTCGGGCGTTTTTTGCATTTTTTAGTTTATGTATTCTTTGCCGTCCAAAATCAGGGAAACAGCCTCACCGGTGTTCCGATCATATTTTACGGTAAATTTCATGGTGTTCGTTACACCATAAGCATTTTTAGCGGTTACAGTGGATTGTACGGCATCGTATCCATCGCTGACAGCAAAGGTCCACTTACTATGGCTTGTGGGATATTCTGCTGTATCCGGATAGCTTAGGCAATTGTTTACAAGCAGCTGTGTACTTACTCTGTAGGTATCACGTGCGGCTTCGGAGATATAGTAATCCGGCAATTGTGCTTTTACTTCTCCATCGGCATAAATAGTGACATCATGGTAATAGATCTCTTCTACCGTTTTGTCATCATTTCCAACCCAGACAACAATTGTACTGTTTGCGCCGGAATACGCCGCTGTTTCCACATCATTAACGTAGTATGAGGTATGCTCTTCACCAACCTGGAACACTTCGACAGATGAAATTTCTTGAATCCCGCAGCTTTCAAAAATGGATACCACGGCACTTTCTTGTTCCTCGGTCAGCTCCATTGTTTTTGCCAGCAGGCTCTGCTTTGAAGCCGTGGAAGTGGACTTTCCAACCGTATTGGCAAGCACAATAACGAGTGTTAAAAAGACTGCAAGAACTATAAGTACTGAGATAAGACAGCCACGCCGCCTTTTCTTTTTTATCGGCTTAATTTGCTGCTTTCTCAAATCAGTTTGCTGATCCATAGTGCCCTCCTTTCCGACCATGCAGAGCATGATCTAATTGACTCAAAGAGCACCTGTGCCAACTTTCTACACCCTCCAGCAGTGCTGCAGAGTGCAATTTTTGGGATTTTTCGCAAATAATGCGAATTACCCCCCCCGATTGTTCACATTGACGAAATCGAGGAGACTGTTTGTGTTACATTCGAGCTTTTCCATAAACAAACCCCCAATATTAAATTTTTGATGACTTTATTATAGCATATTTTGTTAATTTTTTCAAGTGCGAAATGTATAAATCTCTTGACATAGTGTTACGACTATGGTATAATAGAATCATCAAAATGAAAGGAGTGCAAAAATGGAAAAGGAACCGAGAAAAATGACACCACAAGAACGGTATGCTGCCAAGTATAAAAAGCAGTTCAAGATTGATTGCTTTACCAGTACCGAGCAAGATATTATACAAAAGCTTGAGAGCGTGCCTAACAAGGCCGGCTATATAAAAAGCTTAATACGGGCTGACATAGCCAAACAAAAGTGATAATAATCCGGAGGTGGCACAAATGAGGCACTATAAAACACTTACCTGGAGTGACAGACTAAAGATAGAGGCCTGGCTTAAAATTAAAACACCGAAAAGCGTTATAGCGGAGGCTTTGGGCGTACATATAAGCACTGTGTACCGTGAGATCAAGCGTGGACAATATGAGCGCCTCAACAGTGACTACACCACTGAATGGAGTTATAGTCCGGATATAGCAGAAAAGAAAAAGCAGGAAAATCTAAGGGCTAAAGGCGCAGATCTCAAAATTGGTCATGACATGGAGTTTGCCAGTTACCTTGAGTACAAGGTATCTGTTGATAAATATGCTCCAGGTGCCATTTTAGGAGAGATTAAGTGTAAAGGGCTTAAATTTCACACCACCATATCCAAAACAACTTTTTACCGTTACATCGAAAATGGTGTTTTCCTCACTCTAACAAATAAAGATCTGCCCGTGAAAAGAAACAAAACAAGTCACAAATACAACAAAGTTCAAAAAGCTTCTCGCCCGCCTAACGGCGAGAGCATAGAAAAACGCCCGGACGAAATTGCCGAGCGTTCTACCTTTGGCAACTGGGAGATGGACTGTGTAGAGGGCAAAAAGGGTACAAAGAAAACCTTGCTTGTGCTTACTGAGCGTAAAACCAGAAATGAAATTATACGCATCATGAAAGACAAAACCGCTGCCAGCGTTGTGAAAGCCCTCGATGCACTTGAACGGGAACACGGTCCGGAGCTGTTTGCTCAGGTGTTCCGCACCATAACCGTCGATAATGGCACCGAATTTTCGGATTGCAAAGGGATGGAAAAGTCTATACTTCCTGGACGCAATCGTACCAAACTGTATTTTTGCCACCCATACAGCTCCTATGAGCGAGGAAGCAACGAAAATCAAAACAAGATGATACGCCGTCATTTTCCAAAAGGATATGACTTCACAAAAACAACAACAGCCGAAATACGCAAACTTGAAAAATGGATTAACAGCTACCCAAGAAAGATATTTGATTTTTATACCTCTGCCGATTTATATGAGGCTTGCCTTAATGCACTTGTTACTGCATAATAGCACAAATTATATTGATATTATTTGTGCAGTGTCACAAACTTTGCGGTTTTTCGTGTTTTTTCGCACATACCTCTTGACTTTTCAATATTTCCTCTAATTTTGTTCCTTGGTTTCATCAATTACACCAAAAAATATTTCGAAAATTATGCAATCCTACAAAAAAGCAAAAAAGTAAAAAAACTGTATTCTTTCTGAATCAAATTGTGCTATAATAAAGGGCGAAAAATACCCTAGCGAAATAAGAAGGCAAAAATTCGATTTGATACAGAAAGGAAAACCCATGACAACCTATCCTA